TCGTATAGCCGGACGGGCGTATATGAGAAAGGGGGTACCATGGAGGAGACCAAAGAAAAGGAGATCAAAAGAGAAGTTTCCAAATTAAGGAAAATTTTTCGAGACCTGCCGGAAGAGCGCAAAAAACTGGCGGAAAACCTGATCCAGAATGCCGGTTTCATGGCTGTGACGCTGCGGGAATTGCAGGAAGACATAGCAGAAAACGGAGCAATCATCCATGGTATCAACGGCAACGGATTCGAGACCACGCAGGAGAATCCGGCGCAGAAAAGCTATAACACCATGGTCAACCGGTACGGCGCAGTAATCAAGCAGCTGACGGAACTTCTGCCGGATGCGAAGACGGATACAGTGAACAAAGCGGGTGAAGCCCTGGCCGCATTTGTAGCGAGAGGAAAGCCTAGGAAGACATCGTGAACTATGTGATCGAGTATTATGACAGGATCTCATCAGGGCAGATCATCGTATGCGAGGAGATCATATCCATCTATCGCCGCATGGTAGAGGAGATGGAGAACACCGACGACAGCTTCCCGTATTACTTCGACGAGGATGTGGGAAACCATGCGATTGAATTCATTGAGACATTCTGTCGGCACTATCAGGGAGAACATGCCGGTGAGGTAGTGCATCTGGAGCTGTTCCAGAAAGCCTTCGTACAGTGCCTGTTCGGATGGCTGGAGAAAAGAACGGGTCTACGAAGATTCCGGGAATATTTCTTCGAGGTAGCGAGAAAACACGGAAAGTCATTTCTGAGCGGATGCATCGCCGTGTATATGCTCGTAGCAGACGGGGAGGACGGAGCGGAGATCTATTCCGCAGCCACAAAGCTGGATCAGGCGAAGATCATATACAACGCAGCGAAGAACATCGTGGATCAGTCGGCGGAGCTGAGAGCACTGGTGAAGAGCACCAGAGAGGGCCTGTCCTTCAAGATGACACGATCCGTCATGAAACCACTGCCGAACGAGTCAAAGTCATTGGACGGTCTGAACATCCATTTTGCGGCGCTGGACGAGATACACGAGCAGAGAGACAGAAACATGTACGACGTTCTCAGGCAGGGCATGAAAGCACGCAGACAGCCGCTGATCGGATGTATCACGACATCCGGATTCTTTCGGGAAGGCCTGTATGACAATCTGCATGATTATGCCGTGAGCGTGGCAAAAGGAACTATCAAGGACGACCGTCTTTTTCCTGTGATATACAAACTAGACAAGCTGGACGAATGGAAGGATCCGAAAGCGTGGTGTAAAGCGAATCCGGGTCTGGGGACGATAAAGTCCTACGTTCAGCTGGCGGATGATGTGGAGAGAGCAAAGCAGGACCGTTCCTATCTGCCGACGCTGCTGGTCAAGGACTTCGACATGAAGCAGAGCGAGAACGCAGCGTGGCTTCCGTTGGAAACCATCATTTGCGAGGATTATGCGCCGGCGCATATTCTGGAACATTCCTATGCGATCGGAGGCTGTGACCTGTCGGCAACCACCGACTTGACCTGTGCATCACTGCTGATCCGAAAGCCGAACGATCCGAAGATCTATGTCCTGCAGCACTATTTCCTGCCACAGTCGAAGATCGATTATCTGGAGACGACACAGAGCAAGGAAGCACCATACAAGTTATGGGCAGAGCAGGGGTGGCTGACGATATGCCAGGGAGCCGCCGTGGACTATCACGAAGTCACTATGTGGTTCGTGAAGATGGTGAAGGAGCACGACATCCGACCGCTATGGATCTGCTACGACCGCGCTTTATCAGGCTACTGGGTACCGGAGATGGAAGAGATCGGATTTGTGATGGAGAAGACGGCACAGGGACCATTTACATGGAGCCAGCCAATGAAGGAGATGGGAGCGGCCTTCGAGCAGCATCTGGTAACCTACCAGAACAATCCGATCCTGCGGTGGTGCCTGGCCAACACTGCCGTGAAGGCAAAGAACTCCGACGGCATCGAAACGATACAGCCGGTGAAGATCCAGCAGCGCAGGAGGATCGATGGAACCGTATCCCTGCTGAATGCATGGGTGGGCTACGTGAAGCACTTTGACGAATACATGGGATACCTGAGGTAAGAGAACATGTCGATTTTTTCGAGTTTTATCGGTCGATTCAAGGGGAGGACCTACTGGATCGGCGGAACCGGTGCATATTCAGCACCAAAGAACAGAGCCATCGAGCAGACGGAGATGTGCACGGCGATCCTGGACACCAATGCGACACACATCGCAAGAGGACGCGTGATCCATGTGATCAAGGACAGAGATGGACGGATCAAGGATACAAAGTACGCATCGGAATATACCAAACTGTTCAACCGGCCGAATCCGATGATGACGGCCCGTGATTTCCTGTATGCAATGGCGTATCAGCTGCAGTATGCAAATACAGCAATTGCATGGGTGAAGTGGGATGCAAGGATGAGACCGACCGAGATATGGCCGCTGGTCTATCTGAATTTCGAACTGAGAAAAACAGAGACCGGAGAATATGTCGTGCTGATCTGCGACGGAGAGGGTGCGGATATCGTCGTCAGAGCCGAGGATCTTGTGATACTGCGGAGAAAGTACGACGGAACCGGATTCTCCGGGGGCGATAACAACCAGATCACCAATGTCATCAACATGACGGATTCGCTGGACGAGGCACTGGTGCAGGCGGCGCAGATCTCCAATAAGATTCACGGATTCGTAAAACACAAGAATTCTATGCTGGCTCCGGAGTCACTGGATAAGAACCAGATGTCTTTCGCAGATCGGATGAAAGCAGCATCGGAGAATGGCGGAATCATTGCAATGGATGGCACAGAGGACTATACACCTCTGAACGTCTCCACGTGGACACTGGGGGCAGAACAGCAGAAAGAAGTGTACCGACGACTGTACACGTTCTGGAGAACGCCGGAAGATGTCGTGAACAACACCGCAAACGAACAGACCATGCAGAACTTCTATGAGTCGGTCGTAGAACCTGTATGGGAAATCATGGAGGATGCATTCACCAAAGCACTGTTCACCGATCGTGAGCAGGACTTCGGCAATCGGATCGTTGTCTATTCCGGTGTAGCAACAGGCGCAAGCTGGGAGACAAAACTGAAGATTCTGGATTCCACGAAGGAGACCGGAGAGCTGACAGTGAACGAACGAAGAGAACTGCTGGGATACGGGCCTGTGGAAGAGGGAGACGACAGGCTGGTATCACTGAACTATATCAAGAGCCAGGATCAGAGCAACTATCAGACGGGAGGAGAGAACGATGGATAAGATCATGGAGAAGATCACCGCCGGCAGACAGTACCGGAACATCACCGAAGTGTTCCGAGCGCAGGAGTCGGAAGGGGAAGAAGAGAAGAGAATGGTGGAAGGCTATGCATCCACCTTCAACGAGCCATATGTGCTGTATGACTGGGGAGACTATATCGTGCGGGAACAGATCGACCCGAACGCTTTCGCAGATTGCGACATGAGCGACGTAATCTTCCAGTATGATCATGAGGGTAGAGTATTCGCGAGAACCAGAAACAACACGCTGGAGATTACGACCGACGTACACGGGCTGAAGGTAAGAGCCGACCTGAGCGGCACGGAAGCAGGCCGTCAACTGTACGAAGAGATTCGCGGAGGATATACCGATAAGATGTCTTTCGGATTCACTGTGGCTGAAGACAAGAGAGAGGTGGTTCGCGACCATGAGCACAATCGGATCGATGTGCTGAGAACGATCACCAAAGTAGGAAAGCTGTATGACGTATCCGCGGTGAGCCTGCCGGCCAATGACGGAACGGAAATCAGTGCACGGAGCTTCTGCGACGGATTGATCAAAGAGCTTGAAGCGGAGAGACAGAAACGTGCGGATGCTGATCGTCTTCGGGCGGAGTGCCTGGCGATGCTCAGTCTGTAACCTGTAAACCATAAACACAAGCAAAGGAGACAAACATGTCTAAAGAGATGCAGAGACTCAAAGAGATTGAGGCAAGAAAAGCAGAACTGCGCAAGGAAGTAGAAGGCGCAGAGGAGACCCGTCTGGCAGAGATCCGTAAGGAAGCTGACGAGCTGACCAAGGAAGAGAATGAGATTCGTTCCAAGATGGAACTGGGAGAGATGCTGCAGGCATCCGCACCCATCGAGCAGAAGCCTGAAGGAGAGAGCCGAGCAGCAGCTTTTGCAAGAACCGGACGTATGAGCATTCCCATGTTCCAGGAAAGCCGTGCACTGCTGGTATCCACCGGTAACCTGGCAAAGCCTACCAGAGTATCCACCGAGATCGGCGAACTTCCCGGAGCGCTGTCTTCCATCGTGGATGATGTAACCGTGATCGATGCAACCGGAACCGGTTCCTGGGATTTCCCTTATAGAAAGACTGATTCTGCAGCAGCAGATGTGACCGAGGGATCTGCAATCGGAGGAACCGCAGGAACCTTCGACCATATCACCATCACTCCCGGCACCTGGGGCGTACTGGATGAGATCTCCAACCAGGTCAAGAAGATGACCCCTGTGAACTACGCACAGTCCGTTCAGAGCAATGCTTATCTGGCACTGCGTAAGAAGGCAAAGGCGAAGATCACCGCAGCGATCGTAGCGTCCACTCTGACCGAGGTGAGAAAGGGTGTAGCGCTGGATGCAACCTTTGTGCGCAACCTGGTTCTGAACTTCGGCGGTGACGAGGGCGTAGCCGGAGGCACCAAGCTGTATATCAACAAGGCAGATCTGGCAACTCTGGGCGCTGTACGCGGCACCAACGAGAAGAAGCCTGTGTTCGATATTAGCTTCAGCGATGAGAACAACGGTCAGATCCGTGACGGCGGCACTGTAGTGAACTTCTCTATCAACTCCAGCCTGACCACCGGACAGCAGCTGTATGGACAGCCTAAGAGCGTCAAGATGCTGATGTGGGGCGGATATGAAGTATCCACCGATGACGGCGGAGTTTACTTCCAGAAGAACACCATGGGAATCCGTGGTCTGCAGACCGCAGGCGCTGATCTGGCTGTATACCACGGCATGCAGCTGATCAAGCAGTCTTCCACCTGATGAAAGGAGGCCGGTGAATGCTTGCAAAAGTAAAACTGGCACTCCGGATATCTCACACAGCTCTGGATAATGCGATTCAGATGGAGATCGACGCAGCCCGGCAGGAGATGATCCGAGCCGGGGTTGCGTCTAATAAGGCACAGAGCACTGCGGATCCGCTGATTACAAGGGCAATCATCACATACTGCCGCATGGAACATTCCTCGGACCAAAAGACCAAGGATGGATATCAGAAGTCATTCGACACGCAGTTGGATAACTTGCGGAAGTCGGTGGATTACATGGAGGAGTGATATGCAGGATGCAGTGATCACGCTAATCGGTAAGACAGCCAGTGTGGACGAATTCGGAGACCAGAGCCTTGTACCTACAGAGAGGACCATATTTGCGGAAGAGCGAAGCATCGGACAGAGCGAATATTACCAGGCGGCAGCTGTAGGGCTTCGGCCGGAGATCAAATTCGTGATTGCCGATTATCTGGAGTATCAGAACGAGCAGACGATACGGTATTGTCCATTCGGAGGAAAGGAAGAGGAGTATACCGTGGTGCGCACATACCGGAAGGATGAGACGCTTGAGATCGTATGCCGGAAGGGAATCGAAGCATGAGCGTACCGAAAAGCGTGATCCGCATCAACAAAGACGGCGTAAAGTTCATATCCAATGTCGATTACTATCAGTACACGATCCGTGAACTGACGAGAGCGGCACTGCGTGATGTGGGGAAACTGCTTTGCAGAAGAACCAACGAGAAGGCGCAGGGACTGCCGGGAATGAAGCGGAACCACCGTGTACGCGGAGGCAAGAGTGCATTCCAGTACTGGGCGAGGAGCCGGGAGTGTGATCTGCAGGTTGGTATTAAGCACGGGACATGGTATGGAGAACACCAGGAACTGGGGACCAGCAAGATGCCGAAGAAAGGATTCCTGACGGCGGCGGCATATGAGAACGTAAGCCAGATTATTGCTATTGAATCGGCATATCTGACCGGAGTTCCGAACGGACCGGCAGGATGCTCGGAGGGAGACTATGAAGGAGGTGCAGACGAATGATGTACGATGCGCTGAGAAAAGCAATCACGGCGCAGATCAGTGACTGCACAGGATGGACAGTGTTCTTCCAGCGAGCGGATGATGATGAGCAGAGGCCATATATCAGCTACGATCTGAAAGAGATCAATACGGGAGAAATCGACAGACATGTCTATGACCTCACCGTGGAATTCTGGGATATGGACAACCCGAAGCAGATAATAGAAGCCCGTTCGAAACTGGATAAGAGATTCAAAAACAAAAAAGTGAACAATGAGGCGCTCGTTGCGTCCATCTACCACGGAGCACTGTCTCAGATGGTAGAAGAGGATGACAAGAGAGTGCGGCATGCAGTGCGATCCTATGAAGTGATCGCATATAGCAAGGAAGGAGAATGAAATGCAGACTTATAGCGGTTTTACTACCGATACGGCGGACAGCCTGCTGCTGGATGCCGGTGCATTTTTCAAGAATTTTACTGTGGGGACCGATACTTTCCAGAGCGCAGTAACTGCAGGAAAGCTGCTCGGGGCGACTCAGGGCGGTGGAGAGTTCTCTGCAGTTCCGGAGGTGCGTCAGATCGAGATTGACGGAGTCAAGGGACGTGCCAAAGGATTGGAGACCATCGACAGCTGGGAAGTTTATCTGAAGGCGAACGTCATTGAAGTTAAACTTGACACCATCAAGGCGGCTCTGTGCTCTGCATCCAGTGCGGTAGATGGAAACTATGACAAGGTGACAGCAAAGAACAACATCGAGCTGAGTGATTACATTGACAACATCACCTGGGTAGGAACTCTGTCTGGATCTGATAAGCCTGTAATCATCCAGGTATACAATGCGATCAACACCGATGGACTGAAGATCAGCCCGAAGGATAAGGCAGAGGGAGTGATCGAGATGACCTTCTACGGTCACTACACGCAGACAGACCTGCAGAGTCCTCCATTTGCAGTGTTCTATCCTAAGGCATCTGTGAGCTAAGGAGGATAAAGCATGAGAAAGATCAAAACCTCGGACGTGTTCAAGTTTGCGCGTCTGATCAATGCATCCGGGATGAAGGATGAACTCAAAACGATGTACGAAGAGGCGGAGGGTGGAAACGCTGCATCCGTTGGATTCGAGGCCATCTTCCGGCTGATCGGATCGGTGACGACCGAGGCTATGGAAGAAAAACTCTATGAGTTTTATGGTGATATCGTAGAAAAGACGGCGGATGAGGTCAGGGATGAAGATCTTTCCAGCCTGATGGACGAGATGGAACGAGTGGCAGCTGAGAACGACCTGAAGCGTTTTTTCAGTGCTGCTGTGAAATTGATCCAGTAAGAAGTCGTGACGTGATCTATATGCGCTACGGCGGTGCGGCGAAGGATGTTCTGGACCTCGAATATGACGAGGGAATGGACATCCTTCGATTTGCATATGAGCAAACCGCAGAGGAAAGGCTGTATGCACGATGGATCCAAGGATACGACAGAGAGATTGATTTCACAGCTTTTAAGAATAAGGCTGTGACTCACAAGGTAAAGCAGGAGAATGCAGAGACGACATTGAGCCGCGTGGAGCAGATCCTGAGCATGAAGGTGGATAAATGAGTTTATTTAAGCTAGTGGGTGAGGTATTCGTAGATACCGCGTCGGCGAATGACTCACTATCGAAAGTAGAAAGTGCGGCGGAGAAGGCCGGAAAGAAACTGCAGAAACTCGGGAAAACAACGAAGGATGCAGGAGATAAGATCACGAAGACAGGAAAAAAACTGACGAAGACGGTAACAGCAGCAGTAACAGGTCTGGGAATTGCATCCGTGAAAACAGCGGCAGATTTTGAGTCTGGCATGAGTCAGGTGCAGGCCACCATGGGCCTGGCATCAGACTCCATGAGTGAACTGAACGGAACTACAGTCAATACGATGGATGCACTGTCTGATCTTGCGAAGAACATGGGAAGCACCACTGCATTCTCCGCCAGTGAGGCGGCGGATGCAATAAACTATCTGGCATTGGCTGGATACGATACACAGCAGATATATGATACCCTGCCGACGGTGCTGAACCTTGCGGCTGCCGGCGGTATGGATCTGGCATCTGCTTCGGACATGGTCACCGATGCGATGAGTGCTTTGGGACTTGAGACATCCGATGCTGAGACCATGGTAGATCAGATGGCAAAGACGGCTTCCAGTTCAAATACAAGCGTGGAGCAGCTGGGCGAGGCGATTCTGACGATCGGAGCGACAGGAAAGACAGTAGCCGGTGGAACCACAGAACTGAACACGGCACTTGGTATCCTGGCAAATAATGGTATCAAGGGAAGCGAAGGCGGAACACACCTGCGAAATGTCATCCTGTCACTGCAGAAGCCAACAGACAAGGCTGCTGAGTGCATGAAGAACTTGGGACTCGATGTGTACGATGCAGAGGGAAACATGCGTCCCATGAACGACATCCTGTCCGATCTGAACGATAAGACGGCAGATATGACGGCAGAAGAGAAGACAAATATCATAGGACGGATCTTCAATAAGACAGATCTGGCGGCTGCCAGTGCATTGCTGGATAACTGCGGAGAGGCATGGGATGATCTGAGCGGAAAAATCGATGACTCTGCAGGAGCGGCACAGGATATGGCTGATACTCAGCTGGACAACCTCAATGGTCAGTTGACGAAAATGAAATCAGCTCTGGAGGGTGCATCCATCGCGATCGGTGAACAATTGATGCCGTATGTGAAAAAAGGAGCAGAGTTCCTTCAGAAACTCGTGGACAAGTTCAACAGCCTGGATGACAAGCAGAAACAGATGATCATCAAGATTGCGCTGATCGCGGCGGCAGTTGGTCCTGTCCTCATGATCATTGGTACGGTGGTAAGCGGTATCGGGTCGATAATTGGAATCATCGGAACTATGATGACCACAATGGCGGCGGGGCAGGGCGTAATCGCGGCACTAGGTGCGGCATTTGGAGCAGCCAATATCATGGCTATCGCAATTGTGGCGGGCATCGCGGCAGTGATTGCAATCGGAGTACTGCTGTATAAGAACTGGGACAAGATCAAGGCGAAGGCTGCAGAGATGGCATCGGCAGTTTCTAAGAAATGGGAGATGCTGAAAGAGGCAATCGCGGTCAAGGTAAAAGAGATTAAAGCGAAGACTACAAGAGCATTCATGGAAATGAAGGAGAAAGTATCGTCGACAATCGAAAACCTGAAGAGCACGATCAAGACAAAGATGGATACGATCAAGAGTAACATCACAACGCCAATCACAAATGCAGTGACAACAGTGAAGACAAAACTGGGAGAAATAAAAACCAAGTTTACAGAAATGGCATCCTTCAAGTGGATGAAGATTCCACATATCTCTGTATCCGGTGGTGAGATCCCTTGGGGCATCGGTGGTATGGGTACCAAGCCGAAGATTGGAATCAGCTGGTACAAGAAGGCTATGGACCAAGCCATGATTCTGGACAAGCCGACGCTCTTCGGTGCGGCAGGAGATAAGATTCTTGGTGCAGGAGAGGCAGGACGCGAGGTAGTATCAGGTGAGGCTCATTTGCTTGGGCTGATGCAGTCCGCCGTGAGCAGCGTGATGAGCGCAGAGACAGAGCGCATCTACAATCTGCTTGCAGAGTACCTGCCGGCACAGAAACAGATAGTAATGGACTCTGGGGCACTTGTAGGGGCAATCACAAAAGACATGAACAAGTCACTGGCTAAGACCAAATCAATGCAGAGCAGGGGAGTAGTGTATGGATAAAGCGATTATCAATGGAATCTCGTGTGAGCATTACGGAATGATTCTGACGCACAAGGTCATCGGTCAGGCGACTCCGAACACATCATACATTGAGGTGCCTGGAAGAAGCGGGAAGATCGATGTAACAGATTTCGTGGGGCTGACATACCAGAACCGACCGATAGAGATGACATTCAAGATCAAAGACAGGAATCTATATTCGGGGAACCGCAGACTCCTGGAAGCGATCAATGGTAAAAGGGTGAGGCTGGCATTCACAGAGGATGAGGGAGTCTACTGGATGGGAAGAATCGCAATCACAGGATATGAGCGAGACAACTATAGCCTGTGTGATGTGTCGATGGCGATGGATGCAGATCCGTTCCCGTTCTCTGTAATTACAAACGAGGAGATGAAGGATGCATAGAATCATCGTGGACGGAGTGATACCGGCCCAGGCGGCAGGGAACGTCGTAATAGATCCAGAACTGACCGAGGCAATCAATACAGCAGGAGCATTAACCTATAGCCTGCCATACGATGATCCATACCTGAGCGAGTACATAGAGAAGGTCACCAGAGTACAGGTAGAAGATAATAGTGGCGGGATCCTCTGGGGAGGGCGGCTTCTAAATGCGACAACGAATTTCTACGGAACGGTTAAGATGACGTTCGAAGGGGATATGGCGATGCTCAACGATGTTGTGTATCCTCCATATTCTTATTCCGGGAATGTGTCTGAATTTTTCATGAACATCTTGAACTTCTACAATGCGAGGGTCGAAGAGAAAAAGAAGATAAAGCCGGGACGAGTGACAGTGACCGCAGAGAACAATTCGTTTACACGGAGCAGTAATGACTATGAGACCTGCTGGAAGGTGCTGACGGATAAGCTGGTGACGTTGTGCGGAGGGTATCTGGTTATGCGATGGGAAGATGATGGTCGATATCTCGACTATCTGACGGAGCCAGGAAGCAAATGCCGGCAGAGAATCGAGTTCGGCGTAAACCTCATGGACCTGGAGCGGTACATCGATGCGGAGAATGTGGCGACGGTGCTGATCCCTCTGGGAGCCGTGCCGGAAAGCACTGGAGAAGGAGAAACGACAGAACAAAGAAGAATCGACATCACGACAGCCAGCGGGAACACTTCCGGGAAGTACTACATCGAATCACCGTTTGTCAAAGAATACGGATGGATCGAAAAGGTAAATATCTGGGAAGATGTCAAAGTGGTAAACACCTTGTATGCCAAGGCATTGGAATATGCAGAGACCATGGCCATGGCATCCATGACCATTACGGTGAAAGCGGTGGACCTGCATTTGACAGACAGCGCGATAGATAGTTTCGAGATCGGGGATACGATTGAGTGCGTAAGCAAGCCGCACGGAATCTCTGTGGAATTGATGATGACAGAGAGAGTGAGGAAACTGAACGATCCGGCACAGGATACGCTGACACTGGGAGCCACGCAGGATACTCTGACAGACAACATGAGCAAGCAGTCTGCATCGGACAAGCTGCAGCTGGCAGATGAGATCAAGGCCCAGGCGAATAAAACATACACAAAGAGTCAGATGGATGTAATATACGGAGGACTGTCAGACCTGTTGGGAGGCGACGATACAATGACGCTGAAGCAGAGAACTATGGCAGCAATCAATGCGGCAAATGCGGTCACAGGGGCACAGGATGACAATGTGACAGATGCAGTTAATACATTGATCGAAGGATATAGCAACTAGGAGGGGACATGGAATTAACACTGAAAAAGGGTGTGCTGTCGATTACAGGCGGCACTTTCGGTGCGCAGAATTCATCAAATGTAGGTATCACTCTGGTATCGGATATGGAGGGATACACGCACAGCGTAGCAGTAAAGTTCGTGAACACCGATGGGAAAGTGAAGGAAGCCACGCTGAAAAGGAAGAGTGGAAAATGGTTGATGCCTGCGGACGTGTACATGATGTCACAGGTGGTCATGGTCAGCGTATCGGCAAACAACGGGACGGAAACGGTGATCAGCGAGCCTCTGTATGTGCGCGTAGAGAAGGGGACAAACGGAGGAACCGTGCTTCCAAGTAATGTAGCGACATGGCAGGACGTGATCAAACAGTACATCAATACGATTATCGGAGTTGAGTACAACACGACGAGTAAGAAGCTGACAATCAGGGCAAACGCATACGAAGCAGGAGCCGAATTAGAAAATGCAGAGGAGGCAGAGTTCTGATGGCAGGAGTATATAAGATCAACAGAACGACGCTCGAACAGATCGCAGACGCAGCCAGAGAGAAGCTGGAAGTGGATTATGCTATCAAAGGCAAGAATCTGGCCACAGAGGTCGGGAGAATTCAGATCGGAAAGCCGATGAGCACGACGGAAGTGGATTATGAAGACTCCGGCTATTACGGAATGGAAGCAGCTAGGACTGCGGAGTCATACCTTAAAGCGAGACAGATCGATGGAGTTGCGTGGAATTATAACGCGGTGAGCATCTTTGATAATTACGATGCGGATGCAAAAGAGCGGGAAGCAAACAATTTCGAAGATGCAGATTCCCAGGATACGGAAGATGACGATGAGACAGATTATGATGCATCGATTACCGATCAGAGTGCCTACGCAGGATATGATCCAGCTGCAACGGTAGCAACGGCATCTAATCCGGTATACAGATTATATGGGTATGCCACAAAGCCATACTTGAAGTACAAGAAGAAGTACATCGCGCCGATTATTGATTGCTCGACTTTTATTGGATTGGCTCTGCGGGGAATCGACTATGATCATTCGCCATGGAAATTATATGGGGCACCTGAAATAGGAGATTATACGTGGACACCTAGAGTTGATCTTCCTAATTTGGTCAGATTATGTAACAAGCCGTGGGCGCAAACGCAGCTGGATTACCAGCCGGCAGGAGCATTCACGGATATCGGTATAAGCGGGCACTCATCTGTAAGACTTGCGGCTGAACTTGGTGAGTTCTACTACGCGGCAGGAAAAGTCTTGTACGATCGAGTGATCAACAGTTTGGCGCAGAGGCGTACAAACGTACCGACAGAGGAAGAAATATGGCCGATGCTGCGCCCAGGAGATCTGTTGTTCTTTGCAGGCCGTAAGGTAGTGAATTCAGATTATGATGAGTATGAGACCGAATCCGAAGTAAATGCGGAGGGACAGACCGTCTACTACACAATGAGCATTCACGAGCGTTGGAGATCGATAAGCCACGTGGCAATGGTAGCCACGAATCCAACCAAACTGATCGAAGTGACGAACGGAAGGTATTCGCTTCCAAATGCGGTGTATATGCGAGATATCGCTCTGCACAACAAAAAGTTGAACGGATTGACGCTAGTGATCAGGCCGGACTATCGTCCGAGAAAAGCACCGGAGAAAACGACGATCGGAGAGAACCAGTGTGTATATCCATGGTACTTCAGCCAGAAAAAAGAATATGTATCCGACGGCGGAGCGACTCTGAAGACGACAGGAAGTAATACCATCGTATTGAACGGAACCACGACGGCAGCGAAGACTCTGGGAGTGAAGGGAACGCAGAACACGGAAGAATCCGCACTGTGGCTCAGCAAGGGAACCTATCAACTGGGAATCGGTAATGCAGCATACACATCCGGACAGCTAAACCTGCAGGTGAATAAGAAGGACAATACAGAATTCTCGCCGGCAATCAGAGCATATGGAGGACACACGACTACATTTGAACTGACGGAAGACACAGAAGTGCTGGTACGATTGTATATTGGAGCAGGATTGACGTTCAGCAACACGATGCTGAATCTTTCACTTGTTCGGACGGCATAGGAGGGAGAAACATGGCTAATGAAATTACGCCCGAGATCATCGAACTGGTAGATGATCAGGGCAGGACGTTTAATCTGGTTGATGCGGAAGCGCGACGGCAGATTAGTGAACTTTCTGAAGAGATTGAAGAATTGCAGGCAGGCGGTAGTGGATTATCTGCCACTCAGAAAACACTGTTGCTGAACATTCTGAAGAAGGGTGTATACACTGAGAATATGTCGGCAACGATTTCCGCACTGGAATCCAGTTTCGACGTATCTGTAACTTCTGTTACTCTGTCGGAATCCTCTGTATCTATCAGTGGAGCAACCACAAAGACGGTGACGGCAACGGTAAGACCTGCTGGTGCAGCATCCGTCACTTGGGTATCCTCCAATACCTCTGTGGCAACTGTTGCCAATGGAGTCATTACCGCAGTAGGAAACGGAAGTGCTACGATTACCGCAGTTGCAGGTAACAAGAGTGCTACCTGTTCCGTAACTGTCAGTGGAATCGCAGTTCATTACTCTGTATCATATAACCTCACTGATGTGACATCCAGTAACACGGCAACCAGTGTGACAGAGGGTGATGGATATCTGTCAAACCTTACTGTTGCGAGTGGATATGTTGTCAGTGGTGTGACGGTAACGATGGGTGGTACGGATGTAACCTCTACGGCATATGCTGACGGAGTAATCACCATTGATTCCGTAACTGGTGCTATCGTCATCACCGCATCCGCACAGGAAGATGCAGGTTGGGTCGATGGAGTAGCGTACACGAACATTGAGTGGACGAATCAATCGTACAACTCAAGTGGTGTACTGTCAGATAGTGATTGGTCAAAGGTAGCATGGTTGCCGTGTAAGGGTGCATCTCGAATCACTATAACTGGAGAAGTGTATGGCAACTATGGTTATCTTTTGTGTGATGCAAACAAGAATTTTGTAAAACGTACTAGTCCGACTGCTACGGTTTGGGAAAACACATCTAATGAAAAGTACCACAATATTCCTCTAGCATCTGCTTACGATAATGTTTATTACGTTGCAATCTGTGCAAGGAATACTAAGTATGAATCCGTAACCTTCACTCCTCACAAAGACCCTGTCAATCCGTCCACATGGGAGTATGGAACTATTTACGACACAAGCATCAAGAAAGATACCGATTTGAACGGAGGAACTGGTATTGAAAGTGCAAAAACTGGAACCGATGCAACTGACTTTATTTTCTGCTATGGTGCGAACAACATTGTTCTCTGTAATAATGCTAGAAAATTCGTTTACTTTTACGATGCCGACAAGAACTTCATTAGTTATTTGACATATCAAAGCAATCAATCGCTTTCAATTCCTAATACAGCATACTATCTCAGAATAGTGAGTGCTAATGGAATAAATGGAACGTCTGTTAGTTTTTTTGATATGGCATATGAATACTACTTCAGAGAGGAGGCACTGTAATGAATCTGTATGACGCAAGTGGAAACACTATCGAAGTCGGAAGTTCCGTATCTACCGCAGATGTCAAACGTGCCTATATGGAGGCTATCGGTGATGGTTCTATCAATGTCGGTGCAACGGTCGGTGCTACGTTGAGTGTATCAAACCTGCCTACTGGATGGGAGACGAACGCACAGACCGCATACAACAACCTGCTGACCGCATACAAGTCTGCAAAGAAACGTCCGATTCCATTCTTCATCACTACTGACCAACACGGAGCAGGTCTGCAGCCTCACAGATGGGTGAACAACACGGACACCTATATGGACATGGCTAACATCAACCTTGGTGACACCGTGGCAGACAAGTATCAGCAGACAGTTGTTGACGGATTCAGAACCGATACCAAGCAGGTCAAGAACTTCATTGGAGTCACTGGAAACCATGATGCACTCTATTACGACACTGTTCTTCAGGCTACTCTTAACCGCTCGTTCAATACTACCAATCTGCTTCGTGAGAATGCGGATGGTATCGGTAGCAACTACACTGTACTGGACGGAAATCATGGTGTTCGTTATGTCGTGATGGATGAGTACAAACTGGCATCCGATGGCAAGTCTATGACTAAGATGTGGGGAACGGAACTGACTAAATGGTTCATCGATGTGCTGATGAATACCGAAGAAGATATGATTATCCTCAAGCATTGGTTCTTCAAACGAGCGAACGGTGGGAAGTATCAGAGCCGTGAAGGTGTGGAGCAGGATACTTCCATCAGTGGCGAGTCCCAGTTGGATTTCCTTACTACCATCATCTCTGCTAGACGTAGCAAGGCATCTTGCACGGTGACGGATACCGATGGTGTATCTCATACCGCAGATTTCAGTGGATGCTCTTCAGACCTTCTCTGTTGCTTGCATGGTCATGAGCATAACGAGATGTATGGCTATTGCGGAAATCTTCTCTGTTATGTCGCTGATTGGTACGGTGGTTCGAATAACTCATCCGTCTTCGGCATGGTAGATAGAGACACCAATAAGTTGAGGATTTGGGAGTTCGACAAGACATCGTGTTCAGATGAACTCACGTTATCAATCTAAACAAGATTGTTCACTACATACAATAAGGTAGAGTCCACGGTAGGACGGGAGTTGGCATCAGGTGGGGGATGCTTTTTATGAGGAGATATCATCATGAAACAGGGAACGAATACGGAAACCACAATCGAGTTTGAAGTCGATCTCGATACTGTGGATCATATCGAAATCCTGTGCAAGCAGTACAAGACCACGAAAGAATTCACATATCCATCGACAACCGCATACCGTGGTGATGGCAACTCTGTAAACCTTGTGTGGTCGGCATCTGATACATATGATTTCGAACCTGGTAAGATCGAAATTGATTCCAGGATCTGGCTGAACGGAACCACCATGAACCCAGAAACTGAGATCACAAGTATCCACATGGATCGTACTTTGTTTGAGGAATAATTTATGGTGAATGTGAAGGAATCAGCGAAGGTTATGGTCAGTGTTAAGACACAGATTCCTTCATCGGTTGGCATAGCGAAACCATCTGTATCTACTGTGACGGATGGTGGTACTCAGATAACTATTACTTCAGATACCGATCCATACACTGGTTCGTATGTTGTAACTCCATCTGAGAATCAGCAAGTGCTGAATACTGCTAACCTTCGCATGGCATCGAATGTAACTATCAACCCAATTCCGTCGAATTACGGGCGTGTAATATATGACGGTGGTTTAAGAATAGTGTGAGGTGATATATGGCACAGAATGTCAAGATCAATAATGCAACATATAACGCAGTTCCGTTCGTTAAAGTCCCCAAGGCGGATAATTCTGGTGACGCAACATTCTGGGATTGTGCGTCTGATACTGTAACCGCAGATAAGGTGCTGGCAGGTTATACATTTCATAACGGGAACGGTGCAGGTACTGGACAGGCAACCGTACCTTCTGTATCTCAGGACGGATCGACCAAGGGTCTGACCATTTCATAAGATGAGCAAGTCTATAAAAATTGCGAACGCAGAATTCTCTGATGTTCCTTACATCGATGTACCACAGGTAAGTGGTGGTACGGCACGATTCGTTGATGAAGATGACGTGTCGTCGAATGTGTTTGAATACGGAGGGACGAACGCAGAACTGGTATCATCGTACAGTGAGACGTTCACGCTGGCAGGCACATCGTTCGTAGTAGGTTCAAGTGCATCAACATCTGCCACATCCATCAAGGCAACCGTGTCAAATAGGTTCACCAGTCAAACGATTGCCATCGGAGAAAAGGACATAGTAGTAGTTCAGAGGTATCGAGTGACACCTACACATGACGATGCAACTGGCAAGACGCAGATGATTCGGTATGCTGGTATGCTAGTGTCTCAGGCATCGAAGCGTAAGACTTCCGACACATCAGCGAACACGACTAGACAGTTCAATAGTATTACTTCATACATATTGAAGTACTTCAACTCATCTGGCACTGCTGCTCGCACTCAAACCAACTATGGTTTCTATATGACTTGTCAGACACCCTCTTTTGCAAGTTCATCGGCTGCGTCAACGACAGTAAGAGCATCTTCGCCTGTATTGTATTACAGAGCATCTTCCACATATGAGAGTACTGCGAACATTAAGAAAGTAACGGAATGTACGTTTGAGTGGTCTGTTGAAGTGTATCTAGTTGATCCATCTTCCACTATGTGCAGAACAATGCACGGTGAGATAGATAATATGTTGTTAAGTTAGGAGATAATAAACATGGTATCTGAAGCGTTAATCAAGATGGTAATCGTAGCAGTCGGTATGATCTGCTTCGACGTTGTGACTGGCATTGTGTCTGCTTTTGCCACAGGGACGTTTAAGTCGTCCATTATGAGAAAAGGTGGATGGCACAAACTGTCACTTCTCATTGCTGTTGCATTTGGTGTGTTCTTGGAAGTCGCGCAGGGAATGATTGATATTGGAGTGAACATCCCGTGTGGTAGTGGAATTGCTGGATATATTATTCTTATGGAAATCTGCTCTTGCGTGGAAAATATCAACAAGGCCTGCCCTGGTGCCGTACCGTCAACTATTATTAAAGCGTTTAATACGGCACTGGAAGTAAAGTCTGGAGAGGAGAAGAAGGATGACTGATAAGGAAATTACGATCTGTGGACACGGATCGGACAACCCTAGCATTAAGAATTTGAATGCGTATTCCACATATAGATATGGCAAGAAAGCGTCTAATGGAGTGCGCAAGGGTATCGTAGAGGTAAGACGGTTCACCGCACTGGATGACAACAGTCGGAAGATGTTTCACGATAAGTACAAAACTATCATCGGCAGGAATGTCTACTCTCAAACTCTGAGGGAGTACTGCTACAAGGCATATAACGGTAAGTACTATAGCGACTGCAGTTCATCTGGAATGCTGACGCTGCGTGAGATCGGATACACGGTTAGTTCTCTGAATACGGCAGGTATCCACTGGTCGGATAAGTTTGAGACAGTGGATGTTAAGATTGTGAACGGACACATTCAGAACCCGGAAGTGTTGAAGGTAGGTGACGCAATCCTGTTTGCTGGTTCTGACCCCTCTAGACCCCTTCAGATCGGTCATGTGGAATGGGTGTATAAAGTACCAACCACTACTACTGAAACGTCTTCTAGTGCCTCTGAGAGTACCTGTGATGTGTCTCTGAGAGTGCTTAAGAAGGGATGCAAGGGTAACGATGTCAAACTGGTTCAGCAGATGCTGATTTCCAATGGGTATGACCTCGGCAGCTATGGTGCTGACGGTGATTGGGGAACGAAGACCGACAATGCGTTCTATGACTGGCAATACAAGAATGCCAAGTATGTAGGATCTGCCGACAGGGTCTGCGGTAAGAAGTGCTGGGCATACATCCTTCGTAAGTAATGAAAGAACCCACAGGGGAGATAATTCCTCTGTGGGTTTATCTGTAATACAGGTGCAACTTTTAATGCTGTACATCCATAAAACATTCTATCATAGCAAGATTCACCTAATGCAGTTGCCGGTAATTTAGGCGCTTTTATTAATGAACTACAATTATAA